CGTAATAAAACAATTGAGCTCGATTTATCTTAGGGTTGTGCGAGTCTCCGAACTAGCCGCTATGGTTCGATCAAACTGCGGTTCCGAGTCATACGGATAATTGTGACTAAGTCTTGTGTCAGGACGTATTATGACACCTCTTCGTTGTTGAGTTAACAACAGATCGCAGTAGGCAAATCAAGTCAAAATCTTTAGGAAAGGAGCGGATTTGAAGATGAGAAATGTACATCAACTTCTATCGAGCCTTGGTACAGGGTCAAAAAACCGTCTGAAGAGATTTCGCTCTGATCTAGAGCGAGATTATGACAGACGGAATTTCGATTTCGAGGTTTGTGAAGTTCTCAGAAAGTACGTGAAGCCCGGGTGGAAGACCGAGCTTAAGAGGACGATCCATTATTTGCGATATCTTAGATCATCGAAAGATGGTAAACTTTACTCTCAAGGCGTGAAGGAGTATAGTAAGATTAAGCAAACGGCTCAGTCCTTCGCGGAGCCAAATCATTCATGGTTTGGATGGAACGAAAACTACAAAGCAGTTAAAAGAGAGATGAAGGAGGAATTTTCCAAACTACATCTCAGTCCACTCGAATATCATTGCGACGATGATATACGAGCAGCTCTTCCAAAGTTGGACACGCATGCTGGCTTCACTTACATCTTGAGTGGTGTAAAGGAGAAAGGCGGAAATTTGGAAGGGATCTATCAACGGTTTTTGGCCGAATGGGGTGATGCATCTCAAAATGGAACATTTGGAAAGCCAATTCTTCCTGCCGTTAGAACGCAGGGGAACGGTCATGCCTTTACGGAAGAAGGAGCTTTCACAAACGACTGTGATCATAAAACTAGGATGGTTTCAATGGTCGACCTCATCGTCATTATTGCGGAATTAATTTTCGCAAAACCCATTCAGGACTATCTTGCCTCAGTACGTTGGTACGCGGGTGGGAAGGACCTGGACCATGATGTCTCTGGTATTATCACAGGAATGAGACTTAAATATCGATTTTGGGTGTCTTTAGACTACTCATCATTCGATCAGTCCATTAGCGCTTGGTTGATCCATGACGCGTTCGAAATTATGAGGGAAGCTTTCCCACAACTTAATGGCGGTCAGAGAATGCTCTTTGACTTAATCGAACGCGATTTCATTGAAAAGGATTATATCCTAGCAGATGAAATAGTGCACGCAGTTAAGGGTGTCCCGAGCGG